ACGTCAGCCCCGCGTCCGGCGCGGTGCGCAAGAAGTGCAACCAGGTCAAGCGCAGCATCCTCGCTGCCCTCAAGGGCCTGGGCGGAAATAACGTCGGCATCGGCGCGATCGTCGGCGATAACTTCTTGGATGACCTGACCGGTCACTCTGAGGTGGAGAAGACCTTCCTGGCAACGGCGGCCGCCGTGGATCTCCGCAGCGGCTTTGGCACCGCATGGTCGACCTTCCGATACGGCGATATCACCTGGATCAACTATCGCGGTTCGGATGACAGCGCCGTCGGCGTCGGTACCGACAAAGCGAAATTCTTCCCGATCGGCGCCGGCATTTTCCCGGTTGCGCAGTCGCCGGGCGAGAGCTTCGAATTCGTCAACACCCCCGGCCAGCAGGTCTATTCCCGCATCGTCGTCGACAAGGATCGCGATAGCTGGGCGGACGTCGAAGCCTACTCCTACCCGCTGCATGTCTGCACGATGCCCTCGGCGTTGTACCAGGGCAAGCGCACCTAAGCATGAGCCTCGCCGAGACCATCGCCGCGGCTGCGATCGACGCGAACTATTCCGTGTGGGGAAAGTCCGCGTCGTATCAGCCGCCTGGCGGCGGTGATCCGGTGCCGTGCATCGTTCTCCTCGATGTGCGCGACAACAATGCGAAGCCCGACGACGGCAGTCCGCCGGCGGGCCAGTCCACCATCGAGGTTCGGGCCAAGGAAGTCGCGCAACCCGCGGCGGGCGGCACGTTCACGATGGATGTCGGCGGCAAGGTCTTCAGCGTCATGAGCCGGCCGCTGCCGGCCGACGGCGATGGTTACGGCTGGAAGATGTGGGTCGACGAATGATCGAAGCCAAAATCCAGCCCATCCGCCGCGATCTGGACCTCGCCATTCAGTCCTGGTTTGGGCCGGAGGCCCGCGCCCAGATTCTGGCCGAGACCGCGCGCGACGTGCTGCGGGAAATCGATGCGCAGAACGATGCCGCCGCCGGCCAGCACGTGCCGTCTCAGACCTTCGTCGATGGCGTGAAGACCGAAAGCATCGAGCGCGTTCACGCCGAAGGCGTGATCGTCCGCACCTATGATCTGATGCCGCTGGTGCTGATGGAAATAGGCGCGCTGCTGTGGACGCATTCGCCGGTGCTGTCCGGACGCTATCAGAAGTCGCATCGGCTGCTGGGGGACGGCTCGGAACTCGCCGAGGTGACCGAAGGCTGGAGCCTGCCGGCGTTGCCGGCCGGCATTCGCGAGTTCGTATTCGTGCCGACCGTCGATTACGCCCGTCCGATCGAGCGCGGCTGGTCCAAGAAAGCGCCGGACGGCGTCTATCAGGTGGTGGCCGCGATGGCCAAAACATCGTTCGGCAAGTTTGCCAAGATCAGTTTCGGCTACCGCGAATTGGCCGGGATGCAAGAGTCCAAGGTCGAGCGCAAGGCTCGCCCGGGCAAGCCGCGCGACATGCGGCAGCCCGCCATCATCATTCTGCCGAGCTAAATGCCGAGCGCCGCCGCAGCTGCCGCGTTTGAAACGCGCCTCAAAACTCTCTGGCCGAGTATCGCGGCGTGTCCGTTCGTCGATCTGAATGAGGTTTCGGAAGTCCCAAAACCACCGTTCATCGAGATCGAATATCCGGTTTCCGACGCCAAGATCGTGACGCCCGGCGTGCGCTTCGTTAACCGCGAGATCGGCGGCGCGCGGTTCGTCATCACCGTTGCGCTGTTGAAAAAGGGCTGGAAGCCGCAGGTGCTCGGATGGGCGGATGAAATTGCCGACCTGTTTCGCGCGCAGTTTTTCGACGGCGTCGAAGTCTTCGAGGTGTCGCCGCCGGTGCTCGATGACCGGAACCGGGACGGCAACCGCTACAAGGTGCCGTTTGTAGCAACCTATCAGGCCGACACCATCAAGGGCGGCGGCTAAAGTTCAAAATTTTTCGAAAATTTCATCACGGCTAACGCAAAAAGGAACTCGCCATGACCGGCAAGATCGTTGCTTCCTCCAATCGCACCAAGACCGCCTATTGCATGGAAACCACGCCGGGCGTGACGCCTGCCAATCCGGTCTGGACGGAAATCTTCGTCGGGCAGAACGGCCTGAAATACACGCCGGTGCGCGGGCGCAGCAAGGATTTGCGCTCGGACGGCCAGGCCTCCGGCACCTTCCTCACCGATGCCACGCAGGACGGCACCATTCCGATGGAGCTGAAGTTCAAGATGTGGGACTGGCTGATGCAGATGGCGCTGCGCAACACCTTCAACAACAAGGCGGTGCGCGACAATGCCGGCGTCGCCGACAGCGTGATCACGGCCGTCACGGCCTCGACCGATGCCTATACCTGCACCGATGACACGGTCGACTTCGCGGTCGGAATGCTGACGCTGGCCGCCGGCTTCGGGCAGTCCGCCAACAATCTGTTGTTCCGCGCCGCCGCCGGCACCAGCGGCACTTCCGTGGTGTCGCCGGACGGGCGCGCCGACGAAGCCGTGCCGCCGGCCGCCGCCGCGCTGCATGGCGTTGGCTTTGAGGGCGCCTCCGGCGATATTACGGCGACCGCCACGGGTCTCGCGTCCACCACGCTGGATTTTCTGACCTTCAACATCCAGCTCGGCGAGTGGCACTACGTCTGGGGCGTTGCCGCCGGCAACATGTTTGCCACCGCGGCCAACCGCGGCTGGGCGCGGGTCAGCGCGATCGCGCAGCATGCGCTGACCTATGACGTACTGCCGGTCGGCTGGGGCGTCGATGCTGGCGCCGGCAAAACCATTCAGGTGTTCTTCGGCGACTTCATGGCCAACGGCACCACGATCAAGACCGCCAGCTTCGAGCGCCAGCAGCTCGATACGGCTGCCGTGCTATACGAATATTTCAACGGCGATTTTTGCAACGATCTTTCCATGACCATCGTCGGCGCCAAGGAAATCGACATGTCGGCGGATTTCATCGGCCTCGGCGGGCAGGCGATCGGCACCGCGCGCTTTGCCGGATCGAGCGACGTTGCCGCCACCACCTATCGGACCATGACGGCGACCGCCAATCTCGGGGATATGGTCGAGGGCGGGGTTTCGATTATGGGCGGCGTCAACTGCATGAGCCAAGCCAGCGTCAAGATCGCCAACAATGTCACGCGCGCGCCGCTGCCCGGCCCGGTCGGCACCGCGGCGATCAACGTCGGCAAGCTGATGGTGTCCGGCAATATCGACATGTATCTCGGCGACGGCACCATCCTCGCCAAGGGCATCAACGATACGCTGTCGTCGCTTTCCTGGCCGGTGAAATATCCGGACGGCAACCACGAGGGCTACCGCTTCGACTGCCCCGCAACCCGGCTAACGCCGACATCGGTAATTCCCGGCGAGAATACCGGACGCCTGGTGACCGGACCGTTCGAGGCCGAGCCGCACGCCACGCTGGGCTACACCATGAGCGTCTGCCGCTACTGGTATCTGCCGGTCTGATTTTCCTTTTCAGTTCGCGCGACCCCACCGCGCGTCATCCTGTCCGCTCGCCGGCCCCACTTCAGTTGCTCGAAGTTGCCCGGAAATGATCGGGCTCGGCCGGACAGTCGTGGGGCTGTCCGGCCACAAACCCCACAAAGGATAAATTGCTATGGATCTCGAAAGCACGCGAGTCGCAACCGATGGCAGGCAATGGCAAAAGGATTTGCCAGAACTTGGCGATTTGGAGGTGCTGGTGGCACCTTGGGAAAATCGCGCATACGAGGACTTGCAGCAGAAACTGATCAGCGCGTTGCCGCCGGCATTGCGTGCGGACGGCAGGGTCAAGTCGGGGCCGTTCTACATCATCCAAGGCAAATGCATCGCAAGGACGCTGCTGTTCGATTGGAAAAACTTCAAGCTCGGCGGCAAGGACGTGGCGTTCGACGCTAAATATGCCGAGACCGTCCTGATCGATCCAAAATATCGGCCGCTGCGCGACGGCATCATCGCCGCCGCCAAACGCGTGCAGCTCGGCGTCAAGGAGGACGATGAGGCCATCGAGGGAAACTCCGGGGCTTCCTCGTCTGGCGCCGGCAGTGGGGAAGCAGCCAAGACCGACTAGCGGCGATGCGCGAGCATTACGACCAGCAGGGCCTGGAGCATCCGGCGGACTTCTACCCGCCGGACATCTTGCCCCAGGCGGTGCCTTTCCTGAACGCGCTGAACCGGCTCGCCGCGGACCGGCCGCGCCTATCCCTCGGCATGTCGGGAATCGTTGTTTACGGCCGCATCCCGTTTCTTTCCGTCGATCGCTATGCCGCCCGGCACGGCATCGATGGGGTGTCGGAGTTCGCGCGGTTCGATCGCATCATCGGTGCCGTCGATAGCTTCGACGTTGAATATCTCAATGAGCAGGCCGCCAAGAAAACCAAATGAACATTGAGCAAGTCGTTCGAGAGGTCAAAATTGTCGGCTCCGTCCAGGGTATGGACGGGGTCGCGAAGGCCTATGGCGACGTCACCGATGGTGCGGACAGGGCCGCTGTTGTTACCGACAAGGCGACCAAGGCGCAGATCAGCGCCGCGAACGCGATTGAGAAACTGCGCCTGAATTACCAGGACGGCTATCGGCAGCAGCAGAAATTTACCGACGCGCAGGCGGCCTATCAGCGCGCCGAAGAGCAGGGCCTGATCACGAAGAAAGCCGCCGCCGCCGAGCTGGTGAATATCCAGAACAAGCTCGGCCAGACGACCAACGCGCAAAAAGCCATGGGCACTGTCACATCCGATCTCAACAATCGCGTGCAGGCAAGTGCTGGCGCCTTCGGGGTAGCGGGTGCGGCGTTGAGTGCGCTCGGTCCGGTTGGCATTGGTGTGGCCGCGGTAATGGGCGCGGTTTATCTTGCCATCAACCACATGATCTCGGAAGCCGATCGCATGGGCGAAGGCGCGCTCGCGATGCGCGCGTTCTCCGAAACGACGGGGCTTTCGATCAGCCAGCTCAAGTCCCTCGGCAAAGCGGGCGCGGAATTTGGTGTCGGCACAGACGTTATCGCCGCAAGCGTCGACAAATTCACCATCAATATGGAGGAGGCGCGAAAAAGCACAGGCAAGCTATTTGACGAAGTTCGTATGATTGATGGCGGGCTGGCTACTGAGCTGGCCGCTACGAAAACGACAGCGCAGGCGTGGGATGTGCTGGCGAAAGCAAGGAACGCGGCGTCAGACCAGTCCAAGAACGCGCTGTCAAAGGCGGCGTTCAATAAGGGTGGCCTGGAAACCGGTCTCGTGCTGGACGTGACGGCGGAGGCCGGCGGGCTAGAGGCACTGGTAGCCAAACAGCAGAAGCTGAATGGGCTCACCGACGATCAGATCAAGAAATGGGGAATTACCAAAGTTCAGATCGAGGAAACGCAAAAGCGCACCGCGAACCTGATGGCGGCGACTTATACACAGGAGGTGCTTGATCGCCTGCTGCAGGCCGCGCAGCTGGAAGAGCGCGTCACGCGCGCGCTGATCGACAGCAACGCGCAGCGCCAGAAGGGGCGGAGCTACCTCGACCTGTTCTCCGCCGGCGTTGACACCAATCCGGTGACGCCGCGCGAGGCGGCGAACTCCAACCTGGCCGCGGGCCTCTCGTCGGGGCAGAAGCCCGATCTTTCCGGCTACGACGCGATGGCAAAGAAGCTGTGGGAAGTCGCCTCCGCCGAGAAAGCCGTAAAGGACGCGCGCAAGGAAGCGGCCGACGCAGCGACCGGGCAGTCCAATCTGCTGAAGGAACAGATCGGCTATCTTGGTTCGGCGGCGACCGCGGACGAGAAGCGCGCGCAGAAACTGAAGGAACTGGAAGCGGCGTATTTAACCAGCAAGGTTTCGGCGGAGACCTATAACCGCGCCGTCGCGGCCGTGAACTTGGACACCGCTATCGCCAAACAAAGCGCATACGTCAGCGCGCTCGGGGCCTCGGCGCCCATCGCGGAACTGGTGAAAGACAAGGAACTGCAGCTGCAACGGCAGCGCCAGCAGGACCCGCGCATCACGCAGGCGATCATCGACCAGCAGAAAGCCTTGGTCGCCTCGCAGCAATTGGGCACGTTCCAGATCGACGCCATGACAGCGGCCGAGAATGTTCGGATCGCGGCGTTATTCAAGTCGAACGAGGCGGGAATCGCTTACGCGATTGTGCAAACAAAAATCAATGAAGCGAACGCTCTCGGCAAACCGCTGCAGGATGATGAAATTGAAAAGCTCAAAAGGTCCGCGGATGCGTTTGCTGCCGTAAAGGTAAAGGGTGATGCCTATACCGAATTGATGAATACCGCGCGGCAGTCCGCAACGTCGTTCACAGGGGACCTGATTTCCGGGCTGCGCGATGGCAAGACCGGAATGGAGGCCCTTTCGGCCGCTGCAACCAACCTATCAAAAACCCTAACCAACTCTGCGCTGACCGATCTGTTCAAGGGCAACTTTCTGCAGGCTGGGGTCGAAGGCATCGCCGCGCTGGTCTCCGGCGTCCTTGGAAACAATACCAAGGGAAACCAGTGGTACCAGCAGCAACTGGACGGCATGAACACCCGCAATGCGCAGTATCAACAGCGCATCGCAGCCGCCGGGATAGATACCAATACCCGCGCCGGCGCCATCGCAGCTCAAGACGCGCAGTTTACGCAAGAACGCATCGCCGAGAACAAGGCCGGCGGCCAGGCCATGAACGCGCTGCTGCAGGCCGAGCTGGATGAGCGCATTGCGCTGCAGAAGGATTGGGACGCCAAGGATCTGGCCAGCGCGCAGGCGGCGCTGGATGCCAAGGCCGCGGTGGAGAAGGCCGCGGCGGACAGGTCGCTGACGTTCCAGAACCGCCTGTTCGCGGCGACCAACGATTTCTCGAGCCTGGAAGGCCAGCTCGCGGCCTTCGACCGCGCCGCGCAGCAAGAGCGCATTACCGAAGCGCAGAACGGCAACCAGGCGATTGTCGATCTGGAAGCAGCCCAAGCCGCCGAGCGCTTCAACGTGATCAAGAGCTATAACGACAAGATCGTGGCGGACAGCGAGGCCGCCGCCAAGGCGGTGCATGACGCGCAGAATTCGGCGACCAAGAATATTCTGGATTACGTCAACAGCCTTACCGCCGGCTCCAGCTCCGGTCTCTCGCCGCAGGGCCGCTTCGACGCCTCCCAATCGGCGTACAATGCCAAGCTGGTGCTGGCGCAGTCCGGCAATGTCGACGCGCAGGGCGGCATCACCACGGATTTCGAGAACTACCGGCAGGCTGCGCAGGCGATGTTCGGCTCGACGGCGGCCTATCAGCAGATTTTCTCGACCGGCATCCAGCAGCTGCTCAATCTGCCGGTGGTGCAGGCGACCACGGATCCGGTTTTGGTGGTGATGCGCGACGTGCTTACCGCCATCAACGCCGGCATCCTGACGCAGGCGACCGACGCCACGCTGGTCGGCACCATCAAGGCCGCGATCGACGCCGGCAACGCCGCGCAGGTTGCGACCGCGCTCAGTACCTATTTCAACGCCATCGATACCAACACCAGCCAGTCGATCGATTTCAACGAAATGAAGTCCGCGCTCGGCGGCATGGTCAACGATGCGGCGCTGCGCGACATGTTCACGCGGCTGGATACCGACAATTCCGGCGCGATCGACCGCCTCGAACTGATCAAGGCGGCTTCGCAGGCGACCACGACGGCGGCGCAGAGTATCGATCACGCGACAAGCGTTGATATTATCAATGCGGTCAACGCGGGCAACGCCACGGCGGTGGCGAATGCGCTCAGTAACTATTTCAACGCCATCGATACCAACACCAGCCAATCCATCGATTACAATGAATTGGTCACGGCGCTTACGCCGGTCGTGACAAACACCAACGGAACAATAAACCAGGCGGCGACCACGGCGGCGCTGGCAACCATGGCGAACAATGTCGCGTTGCGCGACATGTTCACGCGGCTCGACACCGACGCGTCGGGATCGATCGACAAAATGGAGTTGATCCGCGCGCAGTCAGCGGCGACCAACACCAATACCGGAAACACCACAGGATATCTCGTAAACGGAATTGCGCCGCTTCTGGATGCGATCAGGGCGTTACAGAGCACGGCGAATACCCAACTTCAACTCCTGAACGCGGGTATCAATCCCGCGGCCAACGGGGTCATTATTTCATTTATTACCGCCGGTGCCGGCACCAGCAACCCTACGCTGGGGCATGCTGCGTTCGGCGATCAGATGCTTACGACTTTGTACAAGATCTCCGTGAACACCTGGGCTATTGCAGGCAATACTCGCGGTTTGGCGGGTGGTGCGGCCCGCGACGGGACGTTCGCCTCTGGCGGCCTGGTCACCGGCCCCGGCACCGGAACGTCGGATTCCATCCGGGCCATGCTTTCGAACCGGGAATACGTGATACCGAATGCCCGGGTTGAGCAGTTCGGGGTTTCGTTTTTCGATCAATTGCGCGCCGGCATTCTGCCGCGGTCGATTGCGAACGACAATTTCTCGATCGCGAACGACCATTTCGTTCCGTATCCGGCCTGGGCGCCGGCCCACGCGGCTCACGGAGACAACGCAGATGCTCGCGCGCTGCTGGCAGCGATTGCGCGGCTGGAGACCCGCCTGGCGGCAATCGAAGGCAACACCGATCGCACGGTGCGCGCTACCGTCGCCGGTGCCGAGCATGTTGGCGAGCGGGTCGATCGTGTCGCGGACGCTGCGCAGGATGCGGCGCGCGAACAAAAATTTGTATTGGCCGCGTAGTGTCGGTCTCGACCGCCGCCTATCTGCTCGAACTCGATGTCTGGAATGGCTCGGGCATCGAGACCTGGCGACTTGGCACGCATACCAAAACCACGGCGTCGGGGGATACGCCGGCCAGCGCAATCTATCGCAGCAGGCTTGTTGACGCCGGGCAGATGGACCGGCAGCTGTCGCTGAAGGGCGGAGTGTTCGGCAGCCCGACCAACAGTCCGGTTACCTTCGAGGTCGGCAATGTCGACGGCTATTTCGATAGCTGGCTCAATCCGGACAACGCGGTTGCGCTGGACGGCCGCGCGTTCCGCTTCATGCAGCTCAATGCGCTGGACCTTCCGGTTGCCGGCGCCGCGCCGCTGATTTTAGGCACCGTGCGCGGCGTCGATGGATCGAATGCGCTCAAGAGTCTTAAAATTCTGGCGTCCGATCGGCTGGCCGATCTCAATCAGCCGCTGTTGCGCGCGCGTTATGCCGGCACCACGCTGGCGGCGGGTCCTACGGCCGAGGGCGACGCCGATCTTGCCGATCAGATCAAGCCTTACATCGGCGGCAGCGCGTTTCATGTGCTGCCGAAGTTCGTCAACAAGTTCAATCTGCTCTACCAGGTGTCGGTGGCCCGCGTTGCGTCGATTGCGGTTTTCGACGGGGGCCTGCCGCTTACCTTGACCGGCGATTTCCCCGATATTGCCGCGCTGATCGGAGCGCCCTTGGTGGCCGGTCAGTATGCGACGTGCCTGGTGCTGGGCCTGTTTAGGCTGGGCATTGCGGCCAAGGCGGTTTCGGCCAGTGTCGTTGAAGGTGCCTCGGTATCGGACCGCTCGGCCGCGCGCGTGGTGCAGCGGATGCTGGCGCTCTATGGGGTTGCCGGCAGCGATATCGATGCCGCCACATTCGATGCCTTTCATGCGTTCAAGCCCGCTGAAGTGGGCATCGCGGTTAGCGATGAGGCGACGGCGGCGGATACGGTTGCAAGGGTCACGGGTTCGGTATTGGGCGCCGTGCTGCCCACCGAAGCCGGCAAGTTCGCCGCGGTATGGTTGAGCGAGCCGGCAAGCTTGCCGGCCGGCGATACCTACTCGCTGCGCGATATCGGCACCGATTCCAGTTTTTCCTATCTGCTCGGCGCCGACGACGGCAACGCCGGCATTCCGGCCTGGCGCGTGGTGTGCAATTGGGGGAAAATCTGGAACGTGTTTTCGGGCGGGGATATTTTGGGTGCCGTCGATGCCGCCACCCGCGCGCTGCTTACCACCCCTAGCGGCGTGCGGCAGGCCTCCGCCGAGGACGCCTCGGTCCGGACCGCCCATCCGCTGGCGGTTGAACTTACGGTCGACACGCTTCTGGTCAACCAGGCCGAAGCAGAGGCCGAGGCGGCGTTGCGGCTTAATCTGTTCAAGCGCAAGCGCGGCAAGATCGTGATGCCGCTGCCATTCGACCTTGGCGGCATGCGCAGCGGCAAGCCGGCGATCGGCTCGATTGTCAAGGTCAAGGATCCGCTGCGGCCAATGCTGGCGGCGGGCCGCAACTATTTCGTGCTGGGCCGCAAGGATGATTTCACCAAGCGGCGGTCGTATTCGACCTTGTGGGGCTGAGCGTGGCAGACTCGGATATTACGATCAGCGGCGTGGAAAGCTTTCCGGCGCAGCAGCAGGTGTCCTTTAAATGGATACTGAGCGATCCGCACGAGGACGGCGGGTTGTTCTATCTGCAATGCGAGCAAGTCGAGGTATGGGCCGCATCCGACAATGATGCATCGCACGCCATCCACGTGGCCGATGGGTTGCGCGACGCGCTGGTGGCGGGTCTTAGTCGCGGCGAGACGCTGTATTTCTGGTTCCGGCCGCGTGACCGCTCGGGCAATTATGGCGCGCAATTTCCTGCGGACCCCTTCGACGGCATTGTTGCCACGGAAATCAGCGGCGATGTTCTGATCGCGCAGGACGGTTACTGGAAACATCCAAGCGGCCTGATCGAACAATGGGGCCGCGCCGACCTCGCCGGCGGCGGGCCATCGACGTCGATCGTATTTCCGCTGCCGTTTCCGAACCAGTGTTTCAACGTCACGGCAAACCCGCTGGCATCGCCAAGCTCGACCATCGTTCGCGCGGTCAATGTCGAGACCTTTGATACCGATACCGTGCTGCTTAGCGCCAACCTGATCGAGAATGGCGGCACGGTGGCGGCGCCGGCGATTACCGTGATGTGGCAGGCAAGGGGTTTTTAGTTCGATGAACTATCCCGCCGTCATTCTTCATAGCGCCTATGCAGCGACGCTGAGCGGCGGGTCGTGGGCGTTGCCGCTGACCAATGCGCAGGACCCCGATATCGGGATTGTCGCCCGCTCGACCGATCCGCTGAACGCGTCGACGAAGTTTACCGCCGATTTGGGCTCGGCGCGGCAGGTCGGTGGGCTGGTGCTTGGTCCGGTCAATTTATCGCCGGCGTCGACCTATCGGTTCCGCGGCTACTCGGACGTTGCGCTGACGACGCTGGTTTACGATTCGACGGTGAAGGCCGTGTCGGGCTCGACGGTCGATTGGAGCAGCACCGCAAACTGGCTGGCATGGGAAAATCCGGATTTCTGGCTCGGCATTCCGGATGCAGATTCCTTCGCCGGGCTGCCGCTCTATCTGGCGGAAATTCCCGATGTCGATAAGACGGCGCGGTACTGGCTGGTCGAGATGTTCGATGCCGCCAACGGTGACGGCGCTGTGAGGTTTGGCCGGTTTATGATCTGCAAGGCCTATCGTCCCGCGTTTACTTTCGATGAGGGCAATAACGCGCTGACGCCCGATTTCGTCGGCGACGTCCAGGAGACCATGGGCGGCCTGTTCAATTATTGGGACCGGGCCACCCGCCGCAGCTGGCGGGCGACCTTCTCCAGCATCAGCGAAAGCGAGATGTTCGGCCCGGTGTTCGACATGGTGTTTTCCTCCCGGCTCAGCCGTCAGGTGTTCGTGGTCCCGGCGCCATTGGATACGGCCAATTTTCGCAAGCGCAGCTTCCTCGCAACCTTCAAGCAAGCCCCGGCGCTTGTGCAGCTGACCGCGCAGCGCGGTTCCACCGCTTATGATTTCCTTGAGGTTAGCTGATGTCAGCACTCACTCGATTGGCCTCGTTCTACAATGGCTCGGCCTATAACTCCGGCACTAACCCCGGCGGGTTTTTGCAGGGTGGGCATGTGGTCAATTTCATTCCTGCGCTGCAGGACGTGGCGAGCGTTGCCGGCGATGTGGCGACCAACGCGACCGCGGCCGCCGCATCAGCCTCCGCGGCGTCCGCGAGCGCGACCAGTGCTGCGGCATCCGCAGCCGCGCTGTCTGGCACGTCCGCGACATCGGTTGCGATTGGCAGCGGCAGCAAGAGTTTCACCACGCAATTGGGCAAGGCGTTTGGCGCCGGCGTCTGGCTGAATATCCGATCGGCGGCGAACCCGTCGCTGAATTACATGATTGGCCAGGTCGCGAGCTATTCCGCCGGGCTTGCGGTGGTCAGCGTGCCCGCTACCGGTTTCGGCGGGTCCGGTACCTACAATGACTGGGTAATCGACGTTTCGGGCTCGGTTGGCGTGCAGGGCGTCCCGGGCAACACCGGCGCGCAGGGTGCCTCGCCGGCGATCCAGTGGAATTTTTCGACCGGTACCTCCGACAGCGATCCCGGCAATGGCCTGTTCCGCTTCGATAGCGCCACCACGTCGGCAATTGCGTTCATCTATTTCGACAATCTCAACAAGGATTCGGTCGACGTCACCGCCTGGCTCGATGCGCTGGACGATTCCACCAATCCTACCGATCGCGGCCGGCTGTTCATCATGCAGCCGGATACGCCGCAAAAATTCGTGACGTTCAAGGTGACCGGCGCGGTGATCGATGGCTCCGGCTATCGCAAGGTGCCGGTTACGTATATCGCCTCCAGTGCGCCAGCGGCGGTGCCCTTCACCAATGCGGCGGCAATCGCTGTCGATTTCTCGCCGACCAGCAACAAGGGCGCGGATGGCGCCGGCTCCGGCGACGTGATCGGGCCGTCCGGCGCGACCGATGGCGCGATCGCGCTGTTCAACACCACGACCGGAAAACTGATCAAGAATTCCGGGGTTGGCATCGGTACGTCCGGCGCCAATGTCGGCCGGCTCGACGGCAATAATACCTATTCCGGGACGTCGGCGTTTTCCGGACCGCTCGGCTGGTCCAGCACGGCGATCGGCACCGTTGCCAATGCCAACGCGCTCACGGTCGGGCCGAACGGGTCAACCAATCCGACGCTCAAGGTCGACACCTCGACCGCATTGGCGGTCACCGGTCTGTCGATCAAGTCCGCGGCGCTGGCCGCGGGCCTGGCGCTTGCGGTGCTGTCGTCCGGCACCAACGAAAACCTGACGCTGGACGCCAAGGGCGCCGGCACCATTACGCTGGGCGGGACGTCGACCGGCGCCATTTCGATTGCGCGCGCGCTCATCTATGGCGGGGTGACGCTCTCGAACGCGGTCACCGGCACTGGCAATATGGTGCTGTCGGCGTCGCCGACGTTCACGGGCACACTCGGCGCCGCGGTAATCGCGGCGACTGGCGCCCTCTCAACGAGCGACACGACTGCCTCTACCTCGACGACAACCGGCTCGGGCAAGTTTGCTGGCGGCCTAGGAGTCGCAGGTCAGGTATCCTGCCGTAACATTTATACCGACATCCTTTCGACTGCGGGTCCGCACTTTGCCAACAATGCGGCAAACTACACCGCGACGGTCGCCGCGAGTTCAAACGTCGCGATTTTGCCGGCGTCTCCCGCCAGCAGTTACTTCCTAATCTTCGTTGCGGAAGCATCCAACAGCGGAAACACGGCGCTGTATATGTGCGCGGCGCCGGGCGCCGCCGTGGTACTGGTCGGGTCAACCGGAAATTGGGTGCCGACAACCACCAGCCCGGCCGCCGGTAAATTTACCATCGCGCATAACGGCACGGCGTTCGCCATCTATAACGGGTCGGGCGTCTCGTATTCATTCAAGACTCTCGTTCTGGCAATGTAAGGAAAACAGAGATATGGCAATCGACCAAGGAACCGAAACGCTCGCGGTATCGAGGCAAGAGCGCACATGGAGAATCAACATCGAGACGCCGAAGGGCGGGGACCCTGTCGTGACCGTGCATCGCGAGATCGCCCGCACCGGCTTGAACGGCGAGATCATTTCGCGCGAGAGCGCCGGCACTGTTGAGCGCAGCCTCTCGGCGATCGCGGGGCAGACCTACAGGGTGGGCAACGCGACCTACAGGACCGACGAGATCGCCGGCGTCATCGCCGCGATCGCCGATACCTGGCGCAAGGAAGATCTCGCCGCTGCAGCCGCCGCTGCGGCCGCCGCAGCGGCGGCAAGCGACTAAAGCCCGCCGCCGCGTTCCCTGAAAAACCGCCAACCGCAGGAAACACCACGATGCCGCCCCGTGTTAAACCGCCAACCGCAGAAAACACCATGAGGATCAAAACCGGCGATGCCCACAACCTGTATGCCGCCGTCAAGGCGCTCGGCAGCGATGCGAGCCTTAAACTCAAGGACGAGGTTCTGCTCGCCGCCATCATCAACGAAAACATCCTGCTGCCGATCGCGCAGGGTTACGAGCGCACCCGGCAGAAGGCCTTTCTCCAGATGAGGCAAGCCGGCAGCAACGAGGCCGGGATTTTCTACAAGGATGCCGCGGCTTTCGACGCCGAGTTTTCGCTGCGCGATCTGGAGCTGCGCGACGTCGAGATCGAAATGCCGGCGCAGCTCAAGACAATCAAGTTCGACGACCTGAAGCCCGTCAAAGGCGAGCACTTCATTCCGAACAGGATCTGGCTCAAGCCGATCATTGAGGACTGGCCGCAGTAAGGCTACGCGCGGGTCGCCATAGGGCCCGCGCGCTTTCTCCACACCACACCTACCTAGGACACTCCCATGACCGACGACGCCTCTTTCGGCGCGGCGCTGACGCGCCTGTGGCCGCACGCTCCAAAACCCCTGCTCGAGGGCATCATCGCCACCGCGCCGGCGGTGTTCGAGAAATACGGCTTCGGGCCGCTCGAGCAGGCGCATTGCATGGCGCAGATCAGCCACGAATGCGGCCAGGGCCACGAAACGATCGAGAACCTGAATTATTCCCCGGAAGGCATCGTCCGGACCTGGCCGTCGCGCTTTCCCTCGCTCGCCGCTGCGGTACCATTCGCGCACAAGCCGCAGGATCTCGCCAACAAGGTCTATAACGGACGCATGGGCAACCGGCCCGGCTCCAACATGGGCTGGACCTTCCGCGGCCGCGGCGCCACCAACACCACCGGCCATGACGGCTATTACGCGCTGGCGCAGAAGACGGCGCTGGATCTGTTGAACGATCCGGACCTGGTCAACCGCCCGGACAAGTTCCTGGAATGCGGGGTGGTCGATTTCATCCTGTGCGGCTGCGTCCCCTTTGCCAAGGCGGACGATTGCCGCAACGTCACGCGCCACCTCAATGGCGGGCTCATCGGGCTCGCCCAGCGCGAGGACTGGCTGCGGCGGTGGAAGTCCGCGCTTCTGCCGGTTCACGGCGCAGACGCCCTTTTCCCGCCCGCCACGCCCCCTTCCGAGGGCGAGCTCCGGTTCGGCGATTCCGGCTTCGAGGTGAAGGGGCTGCAGGGCGGCCTGAAGGCCAAGAACTACGCCTGCGGCACCGACGACGGGGACTATCTGGAAGGCACCCGCGGCGCGGTCGCCAAATTCCAGCTCGACCACGGCCTGCCCGCCACCGGCATCGCCGACCGCGCCACCCGGGATGCCCTGGAGAGGTCCCCGGGCGCGCCGATCGCCGAGGCGCGCGCCACCGCCACGGTCCAGGATCTGCGCGAGAAAGGATCCCGCACCGTCGCCGGCGCCGACCGGGTGTCGTTCATCGGCAAGATCAAGGCCTGGCTCGGTATCGGCGTCACCAGCGGCGCCTTGGCCGGCCATGCCGGCGCGCTGGATCTGGATAGCGTCCAGGGCGGCGTCGACCGGGCGCAGCAGGCCGCCGGCATGCTGGACCAGCTGAAGGGCCTCACCGCGCCTTTGGCGGGCTTCCTGAAGCCGCTGCTGGTGCATCCCGCCACGCTGCCGATCGCCGCCGGGATCGCTATCGGCGGCATCCTGCTGGTGATCGAGGCCCGGCGCATCCGGCGCGCGCGGCTCGACGATCACCACACCGCTACGAATATGGGGCGCTGACCATGCTGTCGATTGCTGGCATCGCGCTCGCCAACGGCGTCGCGCTCATCCCCGGAGGCGGCGCCGCGGCCGGCGCCGTGGTTTCCGCGTTCGGCTACCTGCTCCGCTGCGGCACCTGCCTGAAGGTGCTGGGCGTGGTGGCGCTGGTCGGCTGGACCGCCCTGCACGTCCACCATGCGGACGCGGCGCGCTGCGAGGCGCGCATCGAGGACGATCACCACAAGGCGGAGGCCGCGGCCAGGAACCGCGACAGCTCGATCGCCGACGATCTCGGCAAAAAGTACACCCCGGAAATCAAGCGGCTGAAGGATATGAACGCCGCGCTGCAGAAGAAGGTGGAAGATGCAAAGAAGCAAAAGCCTGCGCCTGGCGGCAAGTGCCGCGTCGGCGCTGCTGCTGGCCTCCTGTAGCGCGAGCTGGCGCGGCGAAGGGCTGCCGGCGGCGCTTGCCGTCGACCAGCCCTCGATCTGCGAAGACGTGCTGGATCCGCCGCGGCTGCCGCCGAAGCCCGGCCGCGACGACGACGCGATCGCGGCCTTGGTCGAGAACCGCGGAACGGCGAAGGTCGCGATCGAAACCATCGTCGCCGGCCGCAGCTGCATCCGCGACCAGCGGCAGCTCTATGCAGGCAAGGGAGGCGATTGATGCGCCAGCCTGCCCGCCTCGTCGGCTCCGACCGCGATCGCCTTGCCGCGCTCGAGACGCGCGCCGATGCCCACGACAAGGTCATCGCGCCGATGGCCGAGCAGGTCGCCAAGATGTCTCCGCAGGTGGACGAGCTCTATGTGCTGCTCGACACGGCTCGGAAGATCAATTGGTTCCTGGTCAAGGCGGCGGCGTTTGCCGGCGGCGGCCTCGGCCTGGTCGCCGTGGTGCTGACGATCGCGGCCAATGGGGCCAAGCTCTTCGGCCACTGACAAGCCAATCAATATTAGCTAATCAAGAAACGCCGCCGGCATTATGCCGGCGGCGTTTTTCTTTGAGTGCGCGGGCGGCGCTGGTCCGGATCAGAACCGCACGCCGATCATCGCCGTGCCGCGGGCGGTCCAAGTAAGTTGTCCGGCGCTGGATGAGCTGCCCGAGATACCGGGCGTCGTCACCAGCGTTGTGGGATGATTAGCCGCTTCGAAGTCGGCGCCAAAGCGTCCAAAAACCGAGCCCCAGTTCTTTTCAACACCCAGCCCAAAAATTGCGGATGGCAACCAAGATGCAATTACAATGCTGTTCAGCCCCGGTGTCGTAGGATTAAAAAAACAAGGACCGGGCGCGGGGCAAACGGTTACCAAGATACCGCGCTCATCCGACGTAAAGTTTTCACGGATTCGGCTGGCCCCTAGACCGGCCTTGCCGAAAATCAAAAGATCATCGAATACGACACCGGTGCGAATCGCAGCGTGAACGCCAGCATCATTGCGGTATTTGTAGCTTGAAATTGCTGCACCTGAGGTAGCTGAGAGAAAGGGAAGGCTTGCGGCGGTCGATCCTCCGCCTTCTCCACCAAAGCGTCCGTCTAGTTCTAGTCCCACCATGCCCCAACCAAACACTAAATTCCGGCCAACTGCGAAGTCGGCGCTTGCACCAGCCGTTGTCGGGAGGGACATCGCGTCCGGAAAGCCACTCGTAAAATTTCCGCTGAGGGAGGCGTCGCGTCGTGTTCCAACGCCGTAACCTCCGCCGATCGCGACGTAGTAGCTGTCGAAGGGATTGCGCACAGGCTCCAGTGCAAACGCCGGCGCTTTGGTCGGCGCCGCAGCATGGGCGTCCAAAGGCGTCGCGCGTGCTACAGGCCGCGCCGCGGCGGGCCTGGACGCGATCCGCGCCGCGGCGTCATAGCAGGCCAGCCGTTCGGCGCCGCTTTTCAGGCTTCCGCAAAATTTAAGATCGTCAGATACCTCGGCGTTTGCGGCGCCGATCAAAGCCGTGCTGATGGTCAGCGCAGAAATCGCCAGATGACGTTTCATTGAACCCTCCCCCGTTCCGGAGGGCCATGGTCCAACAACCAGCGGGTGCGTGCAAGCAAAGCTGGCGCCCATTAACCGATTTCAACCGCCGCCGGCAGCACCTGCCGGCGGCGTTTTCGTTTGCGCGCATGGAAGCGCGAGCTCGAGCTGGCGATCGGCGCGATCGAGCGCGGCGAGATCCAGCGCCGCGACGTCGGCGCCGGCGAACACCGCGGCGCGGGTGGCATAAGGATTTTGGGTGGTGAGGTCGCCGGCGATCCAGCCGCGGCGGCCGCGCCAGGGCCCCCGTCGGACGATGACAGACGTTCTCAGAACACGTCGACCTTGACGCTGCCGTAGAACTTGCGGCCGCGGTTTTCGGCCATCGTCACGATGCCCTGGTCGATCAGGGTCTGGCGCCGGCGCTCGCTCAAGCCCAGGAAGGCATCGGGTACGACGGTGGGGACGAGGCCCTTGAACTCGCCGTCCTTCTCGCCCGCCACCTTGACCGCACCCTCGCCCGCGAACTCTTCCTTGAAATTCTCGCCGCGCTCGGTCGCGCTCTTGCGCAGAGCGCTTTTGATGTCTTCCATCCGGGCGAACACCGGGCCGTGCTTGCGATGATAGCCGAGCAACTCGTGGGCGAGCGCGCGGTCTTCGTTGTGGGATTTCGGAGGTGCCATGGCGGATTCCGGGCGACCAGACGCGGTACCAGCCGGTCGCGGGCCGAAATCTTCCACTTCCGGGTTAACGGAGCGTTTCAAGGCGTTTATATCATTGCAGAATAGGCGACCCAGCAGCGCCCTAGCGGCCTTTATCGATCACTTCCAGGGGAGGCTCAAAGCGAAAATACGACGGCAAGCGGGATTTCTCTTCGGCACTCAGGTTTGGGTTATGCCGGAAGACGACGCCCGCCTGGCTGAGTTGATCGCGCGCCATGCCTATAGCGTCGGCGTGAGACGTCGATTGCTCCGCGATGGCTCGCAGACAATTGATAACAGATATCCGCCCGAGCTCGCGAAGCCGGACGTCTTCGCTTAATTTGTCTATTTGGGGCTTCGTATCGGCGTTCATGGATGCGCTCATTGCGGCTGATCTTCCTTCGGATGCGGTAGCGCCCCCGTGTGTTCAAGCACCATACCCAGGTCGCGCATGTCGATCCAGCCGCCGCAGTCGGGGCATTTCATGAAGTGATCGACTTCGCAGGCTGGTGTCCAGCCCTCGGGTTTGCCGGTCACCTCACCGCGAGGGAGCGAGGGTTTTGGTCCAGCCCGTCTCATTGTTGCGCCTTTGCACTTTTCGAATGCAGGATGTCCGGTGTTTTTGATATCCATCGCGCCGCCATCCGGCCCGGCAGCGATGTAGATACAGGACCGGGGCCTTCATCCCCTTCATTCCAGATCCTCCCGCAGTCCTTTGAACACCGGATGACGCACCTTGCCTTCGGCCGATTTGGCGCGGTACTCGATCTCCGCCAAAACCGACGGCTCGACCCAGATGCCGCGGTGGGTGATCTTTTTTACGTAAGGCTGGGTCTTGCGGACCAGCGGCGCCAGGCGGGCCCGCAGCTCTTTTGCCGAGGCCGGGGTAAAACCGTGGTCGACCTTTCCGGCATAGACCAGGTCCATGCCCTTGCGCCGGCCGACGAAGATGCCGTCCCATTTGCCGTCATCGAGCGCGAAACCCGCGATCGGCAGCGTCTCGCGCTGCGCGCAGGTGACCTTCACCCAATCGTTGGTGCGGCCCACGGGATAGCGGCTGTCCCGCACCTTGGAGACCACGCCCTCGAGGCCGGTCTTGCACGCGTGCTTGAACATTTCCCGGCCCTCGAGTTCAAAGCTCTCGCTGAACTGGATGGCCGAGTTTCCGATCAGCTTTTTTAGCGCGGCCTTGCGCTCCAGGATCGGGAGGTTTCGTAGATCCTGCCCGTTGAGATAAAGCAGGTCGAAGGCGACCATTACCAGCTTTTTGGAATTGCCCTTCAGCTCGTTTTGCAGCACGGAAAAATCCGTGGTGCCGTCCGCGGCGGGGACCACCACCTCGCCGTCGATGATCGCGAAAGCCGCATCGATCAAAAACGCATCGCCTGCGATCTTGCTGAATCGCTTGGTCCAGTCGTTGCCGCGGCGGGTGTAGATTTTCACGTCGTCGTTGATGATGTGGAGCTGCACCCGGTAGCCGTCGAACTTGATCTCGTGGATCCATCGCGCGCCGGACGGCGGCTTCTCGATCGGGCTCGCCAGCGCCGGCGTGATGAAGCCGGGATAAGGCGCCTTGACGCCGATGGCAGGCTGTTTTCTACGCTGGAACGCCACGACAAACACTCCACTGACGGGGGATCAAGCGGCTTTGCCGCCAAATCGTTCCAGCTTGGAACAAGCTACTCCCGCTGCTTCCGCTGGTTCTCGGCCAGCTGCTCGTCAATGAAGCGGTCCAGTTCCCTGTGAGCGTGCCCTCGCAGTCGAACGGCTTGCCGTGCATCGACCAGAGTGACGGCCAGAGCCAGGCATTCGGCAAGGCTGGACACCCAATCCGGCGCGTTGATGATTTCGCCGGTCCGCAGCGCATTCTTCATCCGGTTGGTGAGGACGTTCTCAACTTCCTCGTAGAGCGTGAGTGCAGTCATTGGCCCCTCTTCGCGGCTTTTCGAACAATCAGATCGGCCGCCTGCAGCGGTCGCAGCGGATGGCGCCAAAGCCGGCGTCTTCGACCTCGTCGAACAACATCGTGTGCCGGCAAAAGCCGCAGGTCGCCTCCAGGAGGCCATAGGCGCGCCGGAGATCGGCTTCGCGGTGGCGCCGCGGCGTGCGGACGCGCAACGCGCCCTGTAGCGCCAGCTCCTTGTGCAGGGCTTTGCGCATGCCGCCGGAGATCGGGGTCGGCGCCTGGCGCAGATCGCGCTCGAGCGCCAGCCGGCAGGCCGCTTGGACGTCGGCAAGACGCGCGATCGGCATGCGGCGAAAGGTCTGTTTCCCGAAGAAGCGGACCGGATGATTGCCAGCGGACATCCGGGCATTGAAGCGCCGCGGCGCGACGTTGTCGAATCGGCCGGATATCGGGTGGTGGAAGCTTTAAGGTCCTTCAACAGCTCGGGCAGTGGGCTGCGCGCCATCGCCATAGGGCATTGAGCTCGCCCGCGCCATGATGATGGCTACCCAGCGGCAGATGCGCTCGGCTGCGGCGCCCTGCACGCCGTCCCATTGCCCGGGATAATCCGGCCCGGGCCCGCGGGCACCGGTATGGAAACTCACCTGCCCGGTCGGCAGATCGACGTAGAGGATGTGATGGTGCGGATCGCCGCGGCCGCGCAGCGCGTCATCAATCGCCCAACCCCACCACTGACGGAATATCGTCTCGCTGCCGATGATCGAATTGAGCGCCTCCGCCAGGTTGCGGATGCTCCAGTCCTTGCGATCGTAGGCCGCGGTCTTGTATCCACGGCCGCGGCGATACAGCTTGGCGCGCTCCGAGCATTTGCAGGCGCGGAACAGATTGACGCCAATCGCGCCGATCGGGCCCGACTGCTCGAGCTCGCGGTACAGCGCCCGGGTCGCTTCGCCGTCGGAGCCCTGGTAGACGCGAACGATATCGGCGTAATCGATCAATGTGCTAACCGCCCGGTTTGTGCGGCGATCAGCGCGGCGTAGCGGCGATGAATTGCCGGTACGTCCAGATGATCCACCTCAAAGCCGACCGCGCCGCTGACAGTCTTTCGAACGATAGCGAGCACTGCGGCTTCGGCATCGGTCAGCATCCGCGTTGGCCAGCCCTTAACGTAGAGCATGCCCTTCGTGATCTGCTTTTCCGCAGCAATTCGGGCAGCCGCGCGCCGTTTCGCTTCGGCGAGCCCCCGGCGCTGCGCTTCGGTCAGGACCGATGGTGCGATGTCCCCGAGCCATCGGTAGCCTTGAAATGAGAATGTGCTGGCAATCTCCAAGCCTACGATCTCGCGGTAAATGTCGCGCGCTTCTGGCGCCGCGGCGGCCGTCGTCAAATCCTCTTCGCTCGACATGATGCAGAACTTGCAGGAAATGCGGGACATGCCGCGCGAATAGCCCTCGTGTGTCGCCAAGCCCTCATCCGCAACAGACTGGAACGCTTGCTCAAGCGACCAATCCGAGATCAGTCGCCACGTCCAAAACCTTCCCGATGCATCCTCGGCGGCCATCGTGCCGTGTGCCCGCGCAGCGCTTTCCTGCCGACGAATGCCGGTGATATTGACAAACGGTTGGCCCTTGAAGCGTCTCTTCAATTCCGCGGCAATGAGTTTGGTTTTCATCTCCGAGGTGCAAAATCGCATGCTCGGAGTGGACCACGGCAAAACCAACGTGACCGTCTCTAGATTGGCGTACCGCCGCACGCTCGATCGCCAACGTGCGTTCCATCGCTCCATCAGTCCGCCGGCTGCGCGTCGAACCGTAACGAGGTCGATCCGAAGATGGGCGGCGAGCCGTTCGCAGACCGGCAGCGAATCGTTCCACTCTACCGACCCGAGGTCGCTATGAATGAGGATGCGCGGCCCCGCATGCCCGACGCGATCGAGGTAGCGAATGGCGGCGATCGCTGCGGCCTGGCTGTCCTTGCCACCCGAAACCCACGACGGCCACCGGCGCACCGGCACTCAAGAGTGCATCAATATCAGGGGCTGTACCGATTGCCGGAAGTGCCATCATCACAGCATTCCCAACGCCTGCAGGTAGGTTTCCAGGATGGTCTCGTGTTCCTGCCGTTCGTTGGCGTCCATCTTGCGCAAGCGCACCACGCTGCGCAGCGCCTTGACGTCGAAGCCGTTGCCCTTGGCCTCGGCGTAGACGTCTCGGATATCGTCCGAGATGGTTTTCTTTTCCTCCTCGAGCCGCTCGATGCGCTCGACGATCGCCTTCAGCTGATCCTTGGCGAAGCGCGTCGCGGGCTCTTCTTTGGCGGCGGCGGCCATCAGTGCACCCGCCGCCCATGCAGCGCGAGCAACCGCTCGATGACATCGTCGAAACGATCGAAATCCTCACCTGGCAGCATGAATTCCCGCATCATTTGCATGATCAGATCGGGCAGCGCTAATTGAACCCGTCCGCCGGGCAGCTCGATCGCGCGCGACGGATAAAATGCGCGCTCGGCTTCCGACGTGCTCTGCTCAAGCAGTTGGTGGTAGGTCGATGATTTCAGCGTAACAAGTGGCATCACTAAGCCTGGGATTGATCCGCTGGCGTTTCCCGCAAGACCTCGGCGAGCTCGGCGACGTCTTCGGTCAGTGCGTCCGCCAGGCGTGCGATGTCGATCTGCACATCGATGCCGACGAAATGCGACGCCGGCAGCGCCTTCCGGACGGCGGCAACCGGAGCGACATCCGAAATCGAGCGGATGAAACGCTGACCGGCCTCGATCTCGACCAGCTGCCGTTTGACGCGCAGCAGCTTGTTGCGGGTGGCGACGGGATCTGGGGCAAGTGCTTCGGTCGCGGTGGTCTCGGTTTCGGTCATGATGCTTTCCTTTCGGGTTTGACGGTCATCATTGGCAGTGGAAGTTTCTTCTGGTCGGCGAACAAAAGCTCCTTGGTGCCGGCCTGCAGCACGTCGCGGAACTGGTCGCCGGAGAGCCCGCGCGCCGCGGCGTCGGCAATGATGCGGCGCAGGCCCGCGGCGTCATTGCCGCAGCGTTTCATCAAGGCGGCGATCGCCTCGCCCGCCTTGTGCGGCGCGTAGCCCATCGCCTCGCCGACCAGCGGCACGCCTTGCTCGAGCAGCCAGCGCGCATCCGGATTTTCGGGGCGCGCCGGCGCCGCCTTCGCCACCGCGATCGTGACGCGGTCGACGTCGGGATGATCGGCGCGCAGCCCCTCAAGGATCGCCGCCTCGTACTGGGTTTTGACGTGGTTGGCGTGGAAGGCGGTCGGGAAAAACAGCGTCACGGCGGCAGGTGCAAACTCTGCCCCTGCCAGTTTTGGCCCGAACCAGCCCGCAAACACCTTCTCGCCAAGCCGCTGCTTGAGCCGCGCGTTCAGGCGGTCGAGATTTTGACGGGGCGAGCCGCCAGCGCCATCAGGCGCGCTGGCGGCCTCGCCCCCGGCGGGGCCGGAAAGAGAAGGAAAGGAATCTTTCTTTAAAGGAATACTTAGGGGCAAATTTTGCACCTGTGACACGGGCAAATTTTGCACCTGTGGTGACCGTTTTTTGCCCCTCTCGACCTCCGGGAGGTGCAAATTTTGCACCTCTGGAGTTTCTGGGAGGTGCAAATTTTGCACCTCCCGGGGCTTGAAGATGGGTCGGTACCGATTGCTGCTGCGCCGCCCTGGCCGAACTACTTCGAAGTGTCCGGCCAGCTGCAGCGCCTTGACCGCCATTTTCACCGTCCGCTCCGACAGACTAAGCCTCTTGACCAGATAGTCCTGATCGCAATCGGCAAAGCCCGAACTGAAGGACAGCCGCGAACATAGTTCGGCGCCTACCTTGAACGCGGAAGGTGAAAGCAGGTCATCGTGGCGGATGCGGTCGGAGAGCGCCAGGCGCTCGCGATCGAAGTTTTTCTTTTGCTCCTCGCGGGTCATGTTCGGCGCCCGGGACTATGATCTGAGCGACGCGCGCTTGGCATCTCTCACCCCGCCGCGCCGGCCAGCATGCCGACCGCGATCGCGGCGAGCGAGCCGATCAGCGCGAGCGCAAGCGGGAGCAGGGTTGGATAGCGCTCGATCATCGGTCGCGCTCCGAGAGCTGGTGAACGAGCGGGGCGGCGGCTTGTGGCTGTGAGCGCAGCCAGGCGGTCACCACGCCCGCAACCAGCAGGATGGCCACGATCAGCACTGCGGCGACCGCCAGCAGCAGCGGGATCGCGATCGCCGCTATCGGATCGACGGGCGAGGACGGCTTGAACAGGCGGGAACGCCGATCGCGCAGCAGATTCATCGCGTCCTCAGGGACTTGCGGGGATAGGGACGCGGACGCAACAAAACTGACCAAAACGCGAAAACGGTTATCCACAGGGCCGAATGGACAATTGTCCTAGCGGCGGTCCTGAAACTTCTCTTCCACAGGGGCAGATAGCCGCTCGACGGCGATTCGACTCTGTGGCAGACGGCGCCAAAGCTGGGCGCGTATATCCCCGCGTTGAGTACCCCCGCACAATCATGCCGCCAGCTCCATTTCCGCCGTCACGACTTGACCCCAAAGCGATGGATGCGCGCGCAGGCGCCTTTTTCTTAGCGCCCACGTCATCACCGCGAAGTAGCGCGACGGAAAGGTTTCGCCATCGCTCCACGGCCAAACCGTCCCGTACCGCGCGCCAATCAATTTCGACACAGGCGCGGGACCGCCGAGAGCTTCCATCACCTCGGCGCATGTATGGAGCGTTCGCGACTCAGAAGCTCTGCGCATCCAGAATCGATAGTCTAGAAAATCTATATTCGCAACGATCTAGAAATGCTTGTTAGCCCCGAATCCATTTCCAAAGCATCTTTCACCAACATGGTGAAGAAGAACACAACGGCAACGGGTGCGCGGCGACAGCGTGAAAAGCTCCCCGGTCAAGGTGCGCGTTTAAGGCAACTACGCCGGGCCTTTGGCTTCGAAACCTCGACGGCCTTTGCGATCTTTATCGGGGTCGAGTTTCAGCGTTGGAACGCGTTCGAAAACGACTTTCCGCTCAGTCGCGAGGTAGCGTTCCTGCTGGCTCGGAAATTCGGTGTTTCGCTTGACTGGCTCTACTTCGGCAGGGTCGACGCTTTGCCGTTGGAGCTGATGCGACGCTTGGAGCCGGATCCCGGTGGAAAAGGCACCACCCGCTGATTGCGGCTGTCGCCAGGCGGCCGCGGCGCCGGCGGACCGTATAAAAACTTCACCAAATAACGCTGGATACAATTGACTACCTTCTGAGCGTCCTCGCGCTCCTCGGGCAACTGTATCGCGAGCTGCATCGCTTGGCGACGGTGCCAGCTGGTGACCTTTGATGACATCCTCAACTCCCCGCCACAGAAGTTATTGAGCGCAGCGGAACATTTAAAATGACCCCCGACAAGCAACTTGGCCGTGTGTTTATCTAGTTTTTTTATACTTTTCCATTGAACATCTAGTTTTTCTAGATTAGCGTTTTTCTCACGCGGCGTGAGTCGCGCGGCCGGCAAGGTGATGCCCGGTCAATTCCGTAACCTTCCGCCGGTGTGTTTTCAGTGTGCGTCCGGCGGCCACGCGGGCCGGTTTTGAAACCAGCCTTGGCTTCGATCTAGGACCCGGCCCGCGTGTTTTTTTGATGAGGAGCCGATGCGCGCATCTGAAATCCTGCAAAATATCGGAATGGACCGGACGCCTGCGGGCACATGGTTGATGGCTGATTTAGCCAAGGCGGATACTGCTCCCATTCATCACTCCAGCATACCGGTCGCGGTGGCTGCTTTCGCGCTGACATCGGTCTCGTTCTGTCGGGGCCGATTCCCGCGTGCCACTCTTTCGGAATTAGTCTGCAAGCGACCGGTTATGGACGGCAGCGAGGCCGTCGCGCTCGCCGCGGCCTGCGACATCGCCGACCTGTCGGACGAGCCCCCGATCCCGCACCGCTTCGCCGGTCCGAACACCGGTGCCAACCGTTTCCACGCGCATCTCTGCTACGTGATCGGGGCCTGGGGTCTCGATGCCTTCTTCGGCCGCGACTTCGCGCATCCCGCCTGCAACAACATCGACGTCCGTCCATTTGGATTTGACTGGCGCACCGATGAGATCGATCGGGTGGCCATGGCTAGCTGGCGCCGCGGCTATCGCGAGCTTCCGGCCGAGCGTCAGATGCTGGTCGCCACCATCATGTGGCTGTATCGCGGCGGGCGCGACAAGACCTGGCTGACGCGGGTGCCGTGTGCGTGGCATGCGGCTGACGCCATTGCAGTGCTGAAGTCTGCCGGGGCGCTGCGCGACTGGGCCATTCTCGTCGCCCTCTATCCGGGGTGGTGAAGTATGCCCTCCGCGATCGACCAACTTCCCGGCATCAAGCAGCGCGAGCTGCAGCGGTGCGCGCTGTGCGACAAGGGGGTCGGGCACGGCAACTATCCGCTGTTCTGGCGCTTGCGGATCGAGCGCTTCGCCGTCGACGTTGCATCGGTGCGGCGCCAGCACGGGCTCGAACTCATGCTCGGCTCGCCCGCGCTCGCCCGGGTGATGGGCCCCGACGCCGACCTCGCCAAGGCAATCTATGGACCGCACCAGGTCCTGGTCTGCGAATCCTGCGTGCTGACGCACCTGGCCGGCCTGTTCGTGATCGCCGATGCTGCCACCAGGCGCGCGGACCTGCGCCGCGAAAACCTCGAAAACGAACGCAACGATCTGCTGAACAGCTTCGGTGACGGTCCGTTCCGAGACGGCCAGACCCGCGACCGGCTGCGGGCGGTCGAGGCGGAGTTGCGTGAGCTCGGCATCGACGTGCCGACTGAACCCGGAGCAGCGGCGTCATGAGCGGCTTATCTGCCCTGCAGAAGCTTCAGCTGCACGAAAAGATTGAGCCGCACCTTAAGGCCATCTCGAAGCTGTTCAAAAATCCGAAGATCACGCTTTTGGTCAGAGCCCCCGACGCCGAGGACGGCGATCTGATCCTGACCGCCGACGATCCCGACTGCGTCATCGCAGCTCTGAAGCGGACATGGGGCAGACCATGAAAAAACTCGCGGGGATAGTTCAAGCAGAGCGCCGGCATTCCATGCCGGAGATACTGGTATCGAGCCCGGCGCCCCGCTCCATGGCTCGGGCCCTCGCCGCGGGTCTCCACATGGATCCAGCGGCCATCGCGCGCGGCCGCGCCGACGGCGAGGCCAACCTGTTCCGGCTCACCGCCGAGGACATCCTCGAACATCCCGAAACCGCGCTGGCCTATCTCAACGGCTTTCACCAGGCCCGGCGCCAACGGCGGGGACACTGACATGCGCTGCATCGGCTGCGGCTGCACCGAGAACCGCGCCTGCATCGGCGGCTGTTCCTGGCTGTGCGTCACCCCGCCGAAATGCTCGGCCTGCGTCGAGAGCGGCGTGCTGTCGCTGCTGCATGACAACATCGTCCGCATCGCCAGCTGGCTGCCGCGCCGCGACGAAGGGCTGCTGATCATCACCGGCACCGGCAGGAGGATACGATGCGAGGGATGACCTGCGAACCGCTTGAGGATTTCGACGACGTCGACGATCCCGCCGGCGCCGCACCGATCGACAGCGAGTTCTTCGGCGCCGAGCGCTGCCCCGCTTCGGAGACGCCGGCGCTGCATGCGATGATCTGGATCGACGCGAGCTCCGGCTATTGCGCGCGCTGCAGGATGGGATTTTGCGCATGAGCGACAAAAGCCATGCCCTCGCAGCCTGCGCCCGCGCCGCGTCGTTTCACACGCCGCTGATCCGCAGCCGCGCGACCAAGGCCGCAAACGGTCCGCTGAAGGGCGCCAGGCATGAACTGAGCGAAGCCATCCGCCACGCCCGGGCGCTGCTGTTCGAACTTGAGCGGCAACAGGCCGAGCTCGGCTGGCGCGAGCGGCAAGGAAACCTCGCATGACCGCGATCGGCATTGCGCTGGCGGCGCGCATCCGGGCCCGCCGCCGCATGGATAGCCTGCGGCTGCATCCGGCAGTAGCAGGGCGGCACGTCATCACCACGGCTCGCGACGTCGCCGGCAGCGACGTCTTTTGCGTTGCCACGTGTACCTGCAGATGGCGCAGCCGCATTGAAATCCGCGAGATCGCGGATCAGGACGTGGCGATCGACGGACACCTGCGCGACGTCATCGCCGCCGCGCGCGGGGTTGCCGCATGATCACCGCCAGGGATCTCGAGCGATCGCGCATCCGCCTGGTTGCCAGCCGCTATGGCAAGGGCTGGGCCTTCAGGAAATGGCGCAACATCGAATATCCGCGCCTGACCACGGTCGAGGACTGGCGCGACTTTCGCGAGGAGCAATCCATCTTCACCTTCTTCGTCGACGACGCGGCCCTGCGCCGGCCTCGACGACATCCTGGCGCGCCTGAATGCGCAGCCCGCGCAACGAGCGAGGTCCGCGGCGTGACGGCCGAGCCCGACCAGGAGCGCGTCACGACGGGTGGCCTCTATATCGGCTGGGACGAGCTGCACGATCTCGTGTCGCCGCGACTCGGCCGCGATCGGTTCCGGGCCGTCATCAAAGGAAAGATGGATCGGGAGGGTTTTCCACCGTTTCGTGAGGAGTGGGGCGGCTGGTACTGGCCAAAAGTCCGGCGCTGGCTGGACTCGGACAATGAGGTTGGGACAGATGGCTTCGTCGAGCAGGCCGAGGACGGACCGGAAGATTTCAATGCCGCGCCGAAGCGACAGGCCAGGGTTCAAGCGCGGCCGCCGCGCGTTGCCGTACTGGATCGCAAAACAGGTAAAGCCGGATCCGATGGGCTTCCCGGATCCTTGCATCGCCTTGCCGCCAGACAGCGATGACGCAATGCTAGACACGCTGTGCCAGGAACACACCGCGCGGCTCGATGCCTGGGTTGCCGCTCGGCTTGCCGAGCTGAGCGCCGACGTCGATGTGCCGAAGCAGCCGATCACCCGTTACGACGGTACGATGAAATCGGCCTGCAGGATCTATCAGGAACACCAGCATTCCCCGTTTCACACCGTCAAGCACAACACCCGGAAAGCCTACATCACCTGTCTGAAGCGGATCGAGCAGACGGTGGGCGCCCGCATCATCAAGAACGTGACCGTCAACACCTGCAGGTTCTGGTACGGGGAATGGCGCAAGCCCGACTTCGAGGGCGACGTCGAACACATCGACCGCGCGCACGATACGATAGCGATGGTGCGCACCGTGATCTATTTCATGGCGTCGGAGCGCTATCAGGACTGCAAGGTCCTCGCCTCCGAACTCGACAAGGTGAAATTCGAGAAGGGCGGCGCGCGCAGCGAGGAGCTGACCTATCAGCAGGCCGCCGCATTCATCAAGAAGGCGCTGCAGCTGGGACGCGAGGGCGCGATGCCGTTCGACCGAGCGCTGAATATGGCGATCGGCGTGGCGGCGCAGTTCGAGCTGCTGCTCCGGCAGATGGACATCATCGGCGAATGGGCGCCCGCCGGGGCCACCCGCAAGATCCCGGCCGGCATCGGCAGCGTCGATCGCGGCAGCGAGCTGTGGATTGGGTTCTTCACCTGGGAGCATATCGCCGGATGGCGCTGGCGCATGAAGACGTCCAAATCCAAGTATCGCGCGGCGCAGGATTTCGATCTGACGCGCTACAGCCTGCTTCACCCGCTGCTCGAAATGGTGCCGCTCGGCGAGCGCACCGGTGCGATCGTCAAAGGCGAGCATGGCCTGCCGGTGCGGGCCCGCAGCTACGGCAACTGGTTTCGCGACATCGCGCGCCAGGCTGGCATTCCTGACACGGTCTGGAATATGGATTCGCGCGCCGGCGGCGCCACCGAGGCGCACGATGCCGGCGCGGCGCTTTCCGCAATCAGCAACGCGATGACGCACACCGAGGAGCGCACCACGGTGCGCTACATCCGGCGCCAGTCGAAAGGAAACGAGATCGTCGCCGAGGCCCGCAGCCAGGCGCGCAGGCGAAATGAAAACGACGGCGGAACAGGGTAAGAACCGCCGCTCAGAATCACGGCGTTTAACTCAGAATCGCAGGTAGGGGAATCAATGGCTTAGTTGGTCGGAGCGAGAGGATTTGAACCTCCGACCCCTAGTCTCCCAGACTAGTGCGCTAACCGGGCTGCGCTACGCTCCGATGCCGTGACGGCTTGCGTTCTGTAGCTTCTCGGAAGGCCTGGCGCAAGGCGCGTGGCGAGGATGGCGGGTGCAGGTTCCCGGCCGTCCAGCCTCGTCATTCCGGGATGCGCCAATTGGCGCAGGCCCGGAATCCGTAACCCCGATCGTGGTTATGGATTCCGGGTTCGCCCTTTCAAGTCGGCTGTTGCCGACTTGAAAGGGC